GTTTCTATATTTTCTGACAAAAACGCTCGCTTGCCTTTCGTCCGAATCTTTGTTGTAAACCCAATCCCTATAGAGCATTAGAATAATATCGGCGTCTTGCTCTATTTGGCCCGATTGTCTTAAATCAGCCATTTTCGGGATCTTATCCTCCCTATTTTCAAGACCCCTATTAAGTTGTGAAAGTGCAATAACTGGAACTTTTAATTCCTTAGCCATTTCTTTCAAACTGCGGCTAATATTGCCGATCTTTACTGTTTCGGACTCTGCCTTGTCGTTTATTAGTTGGAGATAATCAATCACGATCAGTTTTACGTCGTGTTTTCTCGCTGTTCTTCTAGCCCTTGTTCTAATCGCCGACATTTGCAGTCCTGCGGTGTCATCTATCAATAAATTGGATCTGACCTGTTGGATAGCATTAACCGCCTTGGGCACTGTTCCATCGCCTAACCCGTTTCTAATATCGTTTAGATGAACAGTTCCAACGCTAGAAATAATTTTATCTATGATCTGCGTCTTATCCATTTCAAGACTGAAGAACAGAACCCGATTATTTGCCGCTATATTTTCGGTAATATTTAAGGCGAGTGTAGTTTTACCCATTGAAGGGCGGGCGGCTAAAATTATCAAATCCGAGTCTCTCAGCCCTCCTAAATGTCGATCCATGCCATCGAAACCCGTTTTTAATCCATTCTCGACCCCATCTATTCGACGTTCTAACACGTTGTAATAGTCAGGTAGCGCCTCATCGACAAAAACAGGCCCAGAGTCGTTAGATTCAATATTCGACTTTGTAAGTAATTCGTCGATTCTTTGAACTTTCTCTTGGTATTCGGCATTGCTTGAAACGGCGTTTGCTATTTCGCTTGATATTTTCCCAAGCAATCTTTGTTTGTAATTTAGGGTTAGCTGGCTGACATGGGTTTCAAATGAAGCCAAGGATTGTCGGTCCATAACAATCCTGTAGATATACTCAGTCCCCCCAGCTTGACCTAATAAACCTTTGGTTTCTAAGTTTGAGACAACAAGTATCGGGTCATATTCAACCCCTTTGCTGTTTAAATTCTCAAGTTCAAGGTAAATCGTTTTATGTGCTGATGTCGTGAAATGCTTTGGCCTTATAGCGCCAGAATAATCCGCCATAAGTTCTGGGCTTTCGAGTAAATGCCCTAAGATATTTCTTTCGATGTCTGTTATCATTGCTCTACAACCTTTAAAAAGTTTGTTCTGTTGACTAGCCATTCTAGGTTGGCTCTCCATCCTCGCTGGTTTTGACCGAGCCAGTGAGGATTATTTCTCACCGATGTAAAAAACCATTCCCAAAAATCTAAACTTTGGTGCTGTTCTGATTCTTTCCATCTAGCCGCTAAATGTTTAGCACGCTTGTCTGTACTCTTCCAAGTTCTTACCGATGGCAGTTCTGGTAAAATTTTATGATACAAGCCGACTATTTCTTGAGCAGGGCAAGGGTTAGAAACTTTAGTTTCTGACAAGGTATTTATTATTCTTTCTTTCTTAACTTCTTTATTTGTTGCCCTTGGTCTGCCCTCGGTCTGCCCTAAGTTATGCCCAAGGTCTGCCCCGTTGTTGTCGTCAGATTGGTAAGAGTCATATTTTATAATGGTTAGAAGCAATCCATTGCCTGCCCTAACACTGCCCAATTCACCTGTAAAAACTAGGTTATTTATTGACCGCCTTATTTGCTTAGAAGTCAGCCCGCATTGCTTGCCAAGGCTTGCATATGAGGTTAGTTTTTGACCTCTTTTTATTAAGACGCCTCTATGATTAGAGTCTTTGTAATTAGCCACTAGGAGCAAGTGCATAAATACACGGCTTGTATTTAAGTCTGTGTACCATTCCCATTCTGTAAACTTTCTATGAAGCTTTATCCAGCCACACATGATCATTCACCTTTTACGAATTGTTTTTTCATTTTACTTATTGCGGCTCTGCCAACCGCCTTATCATCAGCTCCTTCACCTAGTGAAACTAAGTCGCTAACACTGTAGTCAAGGGCGCTGGCAATCTCTACTAGGTTTTTATAGTTTAGATTGCCAGTGTTAAACCATTTATTTATTAACTGCTTTGATCGCCCCATCTTTGCAGCTAGATCGGTTTGCGTCATACCCCTGTGAATTAACGCTATGTATAGCGATTTGCTTATATCGTTTTTTACAGTCATTTTTAACCTCTTGTAATAAAATGTATTTAAAGTATTATACGCATGAAATAAATAGTCAACTAAAAGGTTGACATAATTTTAGTGTGTATTACTATTGATGTTGTGAATACAAACAACGGAGATAAACGGTGAAACTATCCAAAGAAGAATTGGCAACTCTAATAATGGAGAAAACCAAAAAACTAAACGAACTATGCACAAGCTCTCAGCATATTGTTAAGGAAATAGAAGATCTGGCGGTTTTAACTAATCGGTTGGAGCTTATAGCAACTGAATTAAATAGCATGATTGACAAGGAAAAAGACGATGAGTAAAAACATTTATCAGCGCATTAACGCTGTTATTAACGAAAAGATATACCTTAAAAAGGGTAGCGCCGGTCAAGGTACTGGCGTTCTATATGATGAGCTTTTAGAAGCAGTACGCGACCATCTAGCTAAACATGGGATTATCGTTATACCTGAAAAAGCCGGGCAAGCCAGAGAGCGTCAAAACGCTAAAGGTAACTATATTTATGAATGCGACTTTAATATTCATTATGTAAACATGGACGATCCAAGCGACCGCTTTACTTGCTTTGTAGAATCCCATGCTATGGACTCAGGCGACAAAGCGCCAGGCAAGGCAATCACCTACGCCACCAAAATATCTATGCTTAAAGTCTTTCAGGTTGAAACTGGTATAAATGACGAATCACGCGAAGAAGGGCGCGAGCGAGTTAAACGGATTGACCGCGAACAACTAAAAGCGATTAAAGCAGAGATAGAGCGCACAGGCTCAGATCCGTCGGTCGTTTACGGTCATTACAAAGCTAAAAACTTAGCTGATCTAACGGTGGCAAGCTTTAACCATGCAATGGATCTTTTGGCAGCTAAACCAGATGCAGAAAAGGCGGGTTAATCATGCGAGATATTGACGATCTACTGATTGATCTGCGCGAAAAGTCTATTAAGTATCTTGGGTTCGATTTGACTGAGTGCGAGCAAGGCTCTAAAGATTGGCACACTGCGAGGCTTGGCGTTATAACCGCCAGCCGCGCGGAGGATGTTTATAAAAAACTCAAGAATGGCAAGTACGCAGCAGGGCGAGAAACCTATATGCTGCAACTTATAGCCGAGATCCTAACGGGCGAGTCTAAAAGCATTAGTGCGAAATCTTTGGAGTGGGGAACGGAAAACGAACACGCTGCACGCCTTGAGCATGGCGACAGCCAAGAGATACCGTTTATTTATACCGACGACATGCGCTGTGGTTATTCACCTGATGGTTTAACTGATACCGGCCTGGTTGAAATTAAATGCCCTCATGCTTCTGAGAACCATTTAAAAACTGTATTTGATGGATTTATTAAGCCTGAGTATATAGCGCAAATGCAATTCGGTATGTGGGTTAGCGGTCGCGATTATTGCGACTTTGTAAGCTATGATCCGCGAATAATCAGAACAACAAACCTTTGCACTATTAGAGTCGAAAAAGACAATGAAATACAGGATTTGTTGAGCGAAGAAGTGCCAAAGTTTATCAATGAGATGGATGCGCTTTTGGATAAGCTTGGCGTTAAATTTGGCGATCAGTGGAGCAAGGACAATGGCTAATAATTATTGGAGAACACCGCCAGAAATTATTGATTATGTTCAAAGTCGTTTTGGCGAAATAAAGCTAGATGTATGCGCTCAAGATAAAAAGGCCGCTGTTTGCAAAAACTTTATTAGCGAAGAAATGGACGCTTTTAAATGCGATTGGTGGCAACTTCTATCAGTTGACGAATTAATGTGGATGAATCCACCTTACAGCGATCCTTTTCCTTGGGTAAAGAAGTTAGGCGAACAAATCAAGCAAGGAAATGGTAGATGTGCGGCTGGCATACTCAATCTAGATCCATCAACAAAGTGGTTTTACGAGCTAGAAAGCTATGCAACGCTAATAATGCCGATCATCGGTCGCTATCATGACGGTAAATTTAAAAATGGGCGCGTCTCATTTCTTAATGAAAACAGCGAACCAATAAAAGGCAATTCAAAACCACAATTTTTGTTCTATGCTTCAAGTGTTGATATGCCTAAATGCTGGCAACCGGTAAGCATTAGTGAGCTATACGGAATTTAGTCCGTCACTGACAGGGGCGAAAGCCCCTTTTTTTAAAGAATTGGAGGTTGTTTTGATTAATAACTTATACAAATCCTTAAAACGTGAAGTTCTATCATATATGCGGATCGGCCTTGATATAGATCAGGCATGTAAACGTGTTTCATATAACAGGATTGGAAGGCACGACAAAACGATAACCAAGATCAAAAACGAACTAAAAAAGGATATTTAATGCCAATCTATGAGTTTAAGTGCGACAAGTGCGGTTTTCGATTCGACAAGATACAAAAAGTCGATGATGCGCCGCCAAAGTGTGTCAAATGCGAATCAGAAACCCAAAAACTTATATCCGCATCATCATTTAGTATTAATGGCGGCGGCGTCTACAAACCTGGCTTTAGTAGTAAAAAATAGGTGATACATGAATACAACAAACGAGAAAAAAATTATAGAAATCCTTGGTTATACCGAGGATAACTTCTACCCATTGCCTGAGCCATACGGCAAAACATACATAATCAATCAGAATGGCGATCTAATCCGTCGATCTGAAAATGGACAATCGTATTTAATCGAGCGCAAGTTTAACAAAGGAAACGCCAGGCCTTGCTATAGAATCAACTACACGCGACAGGGCCACACAACAAGCAGGTTCATTTATGTAGATGAACTGGTTGACTGGGTGTTCAATCGCAAAAAGCCTGGTTTATGGAAAAAGGGTGGAAACAACCCGTTAGGCATTAATGGCAGCACAAAGAAGCGCGAAGAACCAAAAGGGCATGCTATGAGCTACTTTGATAGGCTTTGGATAGGTAGTAGACAGGCAGTTTAAAGATCTCTCTTCACTGGCCCTACGGGGCCATTTTTTTGCCCTTAACTAGCACAGGCTAGCTGTTGCTAAGCATAGGGCACCCTATGCTAAGTACATGGCATAATCAAATGACCATCAAATGAAATAAACTACACGAAAAACTTGCAATAATTAAATAAGGGTTTAAACTACTATTTAAAAGTTGCAAAATAAACGTGGGGTTAAAATGAAAACAGAGGTTATTATGCAAAGGTCGCTTTATGGAGTTGAGATAGCCCAAAAAAGCAAAAGCGAGTTTTTATCAGCAACCGATTTGGTTAAAGCTGGAAATAAGCACCGAGTAATGGAAGGCAAGGATATATTCTTACTTAAAGATTATTTTATAAGAAAGTCCACTAAAGAGTTCATGGAAGAGCTTGAAAGCGAATTTGGCACAAAGTGTAAGATAAACGCCAAAGGCCGAAATCAACATACTTGGGTTCATCCTTTTTTGTTTATCGACTTAGCATTGGCTATTAGCCCAAAGCTGAAGATTGAAACGTATAAATGGCTGTATGACTACTTGCTTAGATATAGAAACGAATCGGGTGATAGTTATAAAAGGGCGTGCGGTGCAATATGGGATCTAACTTCTAACAAGTCGCTTGTTAAGAAAAATATTATGGCGATGGCTAAGGATGTTAAAAAAGCCTGTGGTGTCACTGATTGGAATAGAGCAAATAAACAGCAATTGATTAAGAGGGACAATATACACCAGGCTATAGAGCTTTATTCTGATGTAATTAGAAATCCTGACGAAGTTGTCAGATTGGCAATACTTAAATACAAATAAGGTAACGACGATGAATGGGTACACAACAGAATTAATTATAAACGCAGAGCCTTACTGGTTTCATTTTTCGGACTATTCGCTAGATAGCGAGGGCTGTTTTGATATGAACGAGGTTTTTTATTCTGAAAATGAGGATGAGCCTATTGAAAACTGGAAGCCAGTAGCAGGAAGCGAGATCGAGGATGCTTTAGAGGCGGATCTTTATTCTGGCGACGATATGAGCTACTACACGCATATTGTTGATTTTTTGATTGGTGGTCATGAGCATGACTTTGGTTTATGCGAGGAGTTTGCATAGATGAA